GGAGGCCGACGTGAAGTGGCTCATGTCTAGCAAGCGCGGCCGACGCATTGTGTGGCGGCTGCTGGACCAGGCGGGCGTGTTCCGCAGTTCCTTCAACACCAACGCGATGTCGATGGCATTCGCGGAAGGTGGCAGGAACTACGGGTTACGGATGCTCGGCATGGTCCACGCGCTTTGCCCGGACCAGTATCCGGCAATGATGAAGGAACAGGCACACGATGAACGAACCAACGATGATGGAAACGGCTGAAACCAACACTACAGCCGCTCCCGCATCTAGTGCTACCGCAAGCCTTTCGGCGACGGCCGAGAAGCTGTACGGTGGCGAGCAGAAGGCGACCACGACCCAGGGCCAGCAAGCCGCAGATGCGGCCGCTGCCGGCAAGGTTCCTGAAGCCAACGACGCCAAGGCCGCCGAGGCACCCGCCGACGCCAAGCCGACCGCGCCGGAAATCTACGAGTTCAAGGCACCGGAGGGTCAATCATTCGACTCCGAGGTCATTGCTGAATACTCGAAGGTGGCGAAGGAACTGAACCTGTCGCAGGAAGCCGCGCAGCGCGTCCTTGACGCAGTCGGCCCCAAGCTGGCTGAACGTCAGGCGGCGCAGATCGAGGCAGTTCGCAACGGATGGTCCGACAGCAGCAAGGCCGACAAGGAGTTTGGCGGCGAGCGTCTGTCGGAGAACCTGTCCGTGGCGAAGAAGGCGCTCGATGCGTTCGGCACCACCGAACTCCGCAGCCTGCTCAACGAGTCCGGCCTCGGGAACCACCCGGAAGTAATCCGGTTCATGTTCCGCGCCGGGAAGGCGATCAGCGAGGACAGCATGGTCACGGGCACCAAGGGCGAGGCCAAGCCGGCCGGACCCCGCTCGTTCAATGACCTCGCCGACGCCATGTACTCCTCCAGCACCTAAACCCACGAAAGGGAACAAGCAATGGCAACTATTACTGCTAACAACCTGACGCTCGCCGATTGGGCGAAGCGCACCGATCCCGAGGGCCGCGTTCCGGTCGTCGCGGAACTCCTGTCCCAGACCAACGAGATCCTCGAGGACTGCGTCTTCAAGGAAGGCAACCTCCCCACGGGCGACCGCGTCGTCATCCGCACCGGCCTGCCGGCCGTGTACTGGCGCGCCCTCAACCAGGGCATTCCGAACAGCAAGAGCACGACTGCCCAGGTCGATGAAGCCTGCGGCATCCTCGAGGCTCGCAGCGAGGTCGATAAGGATCTCGCCATGCTGAACGGCAACACCGCTCAGTTCCGTCTGTCCGAAGACGTGGCCTTCCTCGAGGCCATGAATCAGACGCAGGCGACCACGCTGTTCTACGGCAACCCCGCCACCGATCCGAAGCAGTTCCTCGGCCTCGCGCCGCGTTACTCTGACATCGGTGCCGGTTCTCCGAACAACTCGCAGAACATCCTGTCTGCTGGTGGTTCTGATGCGACCGCGAACACTTCGATCTATCTGGTGGTTTGGGGTGACAACACCGTCTACTGCCCGTTCCCGAAGGGTTCGACCGCTGGCCTCATGCACGAGGATCTCGGCGAGCAGACCGTGTATGACGGCAACAACCGTCTCCAGGCTTATGCAACCCGTTACCAGTGGAAGAACGGCCTGGTCGTGAAGGACTGGCGTTACGTCGTGCGAGTCTGCAACATCAACACGACCCACCTGATGAGTCAGGACAACACCCAGTCTGCGAGCGTATCCACTGCCATCATCAAGATGATGAGCCGTGCTCTGTATCGCATCCCGAACATGGCAATGGGTCGCGCCGCGTTCTACATGAACCGTACCGTCCACAGCGGCCTTGCGATTGCTGCGCTCGATAAGAGCCAGGCAGTCCTGAAGGTCAACGACGGTCTTTCGCAGTTCGGCACGCCGTACAGCTGGCTGACTTTCCAGGGCGTTCCGTGCCGCAAGGTTGACGCGATCATCAACACCGAAGCCGTGGTGAGCTGATAGCTCCCATCAACAAGAAAGAAGGAACTCACCATGATTCTTGATAATCTCCTCGTTGTGTCTGGAACCGTCCCTGCGACTGGTGTCGCTACCGGACAGGCGGCGCTTCCTGTTTCCGGTACTCCCGTTCTTTCGACCGACACGATTGACCTTTCGGTCGCCCGTGACATTGGCGAAGGCTCTGATCTGTTCATGAACTTCGTCACTGTCGCGGCCTACAACAACCTCACGTCCCTGACGTTTGAGATCATCGGCGCGACCAACGCCGCTCTCTCAACTGACGTGAAGGTGATCGGTTCGTCTGGCCCTGTCTTGCAGGCAAGCCTGACGGCGAACGCGCAGTTCTCTGTGCGTTTCAATCCGCAGCTCCTGTCTACCGGACAGCGGTACATCGGCGCTCGGTACACCACGGTCGGAACCACCCCGACCACCGGCAGCGTGTGCGCTTACGTCGTCATGGACATCCAGGACGGCCGCAAGTTCTACGCCTCCGGCTTCTCGGTGATCTGATAGGAGACTCCGATGGCAAAGGTCAAAGCAAAAGTCGTCTGTTTCGTGGACAACCATTATCGCAACGAAGGCGATGTCTTCCAGTACAACGGTTCGTTCAACGGGAATCTGGAATACCTGGATGTTCCCGAGCAGAAGCCAGAGGAAGATCAGCACGCTCGCAAGGTGCGGAAGCCTCGAAACACTGTGACCGAAGCATCGGAGTGAGCTTGTAACGAGTTAGTGAACAGGGAGGGGCGTCGGCGGGAAACCACGGCGCCCCTCCCTTCCTACGGGAGGCTTACATGGCTTCGGTCGTTGAGATCTGCAACCTCGCGCTCGCGCACCTCGGCGACGACGCCACCGTCGCAAGCATTGATCCGCCGGAGGGATCAGCACAAGCAGAGCACTGCGCCCGGTTCTACCCGGTCGCACGTGACATGCTTCTCCAGATGCATACGTGGTCGTTCGCATCGCGGCGCGTCAGCCTCGCGCAGGTGACGATGCCGTACACCATGTGGAAATACGCATACGCATGCCCTGGCGACATGATGACCGCCGTGGCCGTGCTGCCGCCCGAGGCTGAAAACGATTACACCGTGCGTGCGTATCCCGCCGACCGCTACGGTTTCGGATGGACGAACCCGCCCATCACGACCGCTGGCGTGTACGTGCCGCAGGAATACGTGATTGAGACGGACACGCTCGGGAACAAGATCATCTACACGAACCAGGAAACCGCGCTCCTGCGCTATCAGGCGCTGGTGAGCGACCCGACCAAGTTCGACCCGCTGTTCACCATCGCATTGTCGTGGCAGCTCGCGTCGTTCCTTGCCGGCCCGGTCGTCAAGGGTGAAGAGGGCGCACGGCAGGGGCAGCGATGCCTGCAGATGGTCGCCATCTACCTCGGACAGGCACGCGCATCCGACGCAAGCCAGCGCGACGTGAAGCCCGGTCACATCACCTCCTGGATCTCTGGACGCTGACATGGCGCTTACCCGAACCTACACGCGGTCATTTGCCGGCGGCGAAGTGTCGCCGGAAATGTGGGGCCGGATTGATGACGTGAAGTTCCAGACTGGCGCAGCGAAGTTGCTCAACTTCATTGCGCTTCCGCAGGGTCCGGCAGAGAACCGACCAGGCACTGCATTTGTGCGCGAGGTGAAGGACAGCACGAAGCGCACGCGTCTGATCCCGTTCACGTTCAGCACCACGCAGACGCTGGTGCTCGAGCTTGGCGCGGGGTACTTCCGGTTCCACACGCAGGGCGCGACGCTTGGGCCTGGTACGCCAGCGGCTTATTCAACGACAAAGACCATCACTGCCGTCAATACCGGGACGGAGACGTTTACAAGCAACGCGCACGGATACGCAAACGGAACGCCAGTGCAGGTGTCGGCGACAACCACGTTGCCCGCACCGCTTGTAGCCACTACCACGTACTACGTTATCAATGCTGCGGCAAATACTTACCAGTTGTCTCTTACCGCGACCGGGTCTGCAATCGACATCACGACTGCCGGCAGCGGAACGATCACGTCCAACCAGGTCTACGCGGTCGGAGATCTCGTCTCTTCTGGAGGCGTGAACTACTACTGCATTCTTCAGGCAGTCAATCAGACGCCTCCGAACGCAACGTACTGGTATCCGCTGCCGGCGGGGATCTACGAGATCCCGAATCCATACGCCGAGGCCGACCTGTTCGACATCCACTACGTGCAGTCGGCCGACGTGCTGACGCTCGTGCATCCAGGCTACGCGCCACGCGAGCTGCGCCGGCTTGGATCGACGACGTGGACACTGACCACGATCTCGTTCGCTTCAACTGTTACGGCGCCTACCGGGTTGAGTGTTACCGCTAACCGTGGAGAGGCACTAAACATCATCGGGTTCACGACTGCGAATCCAGGTGTCGCGCACGCCTCAGCTCCGCACGGGCTTGCTGTTGGCGATCCGGTGTATCTTGACGGCGGAACATGGACGAACCCGTTTCCCAATGACTACTACATCGTTTCTGGCGTAAGCGCCGGAGACAAGTTCCGCGTCCGCACATACAGCAGCGGAATTGAACTTGATACGACAACCTACGGAACGTGGTCATCCGGCGGGTATGTCCAGTTTGGTGACAAGTCGCTTGACTTCACAAGCTATTACGTGGTGACAACGGTAGCTCCGAACGGTATTGACGAAAGCGAACCAAGTTCGGCAGCTACTGCGAACAACAACCTAAATGCGGCTGGTTCAAGCAACACGATCACCTGGTCATCGGTCACTGGCGCTGCTCGCTACAACATCTACAAGCGCCAGAACGGCCTGTACGGATTGATTGGGCAGACGGATCTGACCACGTTCACGGACAACAATATCGGTCCTGATATGGGCATCACGCCGCCCATCATTGACACGGTGTTCGCATCGGCTGGGAACTACCCTGGTGCGGTCAGTTATTTCGAGCAGCGACGCGTGTTTGCCGGCACAACGAACGCTCCGCAGACGATGTGGATGACGCGTACGGGAACTGAGAGCGACATCTCGTACCACATTCCGATTCAGGACACCGACCGCATCGCATTCCGCGTGGCAGCACGCGAGGCCAACACGATCCGGCACATCGTCCCACTGACGCAGCTCCTTGCTCTTACGAGCGCAGCCGAGTGGCGCATCAGCCCGGTCAACAGCGACACGATCACTCCGACCACCATCTCGGTGCGTCCGCAGTCATATGTCGGTGCGAACAACGTGCAGCCGTCCATCGTGAACAACACGGTGGTGTACTGCTCTGCGCGTGACGGCCACGTGCGCGAGCTTGGCTATTCGTGGCAGGCAAGCGGTTTCGTGACTGGCGACCTGTCGCTGCGATCCACGCACCTGTTCGACAACTTCGACATCACGGATATGTGTTACAGCAAGGCACCGCAGCCGTTGCTGTGGTTCATCTCAAGCACTGGCAGCATGCTTGGCCTGACATACATCCCCGAACAACAGGTTGGCGCGTGGCACCAGCACGTCACGGACGGCTCATTTGAGAGCTGCGCTGCGGTCGCCGAGGGCGCCGAGGACCGCCTGTACGTGGTGGTCAAGCGCACCATCGGTGGCGTGACCAAGCGTTACGTCGAGCGTTTCGCTAGCCGGCAGATCGTCGACATCGAAGACTGCTTCTTCGTTGACTGCGGCCTAACCTACGACGGCACGAATACGACTGCGACCACGGTCACGGTAACCGGCGGTACGACTTGGGGTCCGGCCGACGAGCTGACGATTACGGCGAGCAGCCCCATCTTCCAGGCGCCTCCGACTACCACGGACGTGGGCGACGCCATCGTCCTGACCGACGCGAACGGGAACACGTACCGCCTAACGATCCTGTCCACGACCTCCACCACGGTGGCGACGGCACGGACTGATCTCGTGCTGCCCGTGGCTCTGCGTGGCGTGGCGACGGCCGTATGGTCGTTCGCACGTGATACGGTGGGCGGCCTGACGCACCTTGAGGGCAAGACCGTCAGCATCCTTGCGGACGGTGCCGTGATGCCGCAGGTGACGGTGACGGGCGGGGTGGCTGCGTTGCAGCGTGCAAGCACGGTCGTCCATGTGGGCCTCCCCTACGCCAGCGATCTCGAGACGCTACCGATGGCGCTCCAGATGGAGGCGTTCGGCCAGGGGCGCGCCAAGAACGTCAATGAGGCATTCCTGCGCGTGTACCGCTCGAGCGGAATCTTCGTCGGCCCGAACGCTGACAACCTCGTCGAGGCCAAGCAACGCACTACGGAGCCATACGGTTCGCCGCCTGCGCTCAAGACGGACGAAATCAGTGTCAAGCTCACGCCGACGTGGCAGCAGGCGGGGCGCATTTATGTGCGTCAGTCTGACCCACTTCCTCTCACCATCGTCGGATTGACCCTTGAAGTGAGCATCGGAGGCTGACATGGCAGTCGTACAAGTTCCATTCTCCACTAGCCCGACCGGGCCGACGCTGCTGACCGGGCAGTCTTACGCCATTGGAGCGGGAACAATGGCCCCGTCATTCGCCTCGCAATTTGCTCAGACAATGACGGTTGCCGGCCCCGTCGCGGGGGTCTTTGGTTCGATCACTGGCGCCATTGGCGCGTTCTACGCGGCACAGAGCCAGCAGAACCAGCTCAAGATGCAGGCCCAGAACCAACGGTTCGCTGCCGAGATGGGGCGGATCAACCAGCGTGCCGCTGAGTTCACGGCAGTGCAGATTGGCCGCGAGGGTGCGGCTCGGTTCGGGCAGTATTCCATGCGTGCTGGGCAGGCGCGTGCGAGCGCGCAGGCAGCACTTGCTTCACGCGGTGCCGTCTTGGGCGTTGGCAGCGCCAAAGAAATCATCGGCAGCATGGACCTCGTCAAGGAAATCGACCGCCTGAACATCAACGCGTCCACGGTGCGCGAGCAGGAGGCCGCAAGGTTGCGGGCCTTCAACATCGGAGTCGGTGCCACGATGGCCGACATTTCCGCGCAGAACCTCCAGTCCACCGCCAACACGATCTATCCGGGCCTCGCCGCCGGCACGAGCCTGCTTGGCAGTGCGACCGACATTGCCACCACTTGGGCGCGCAACCGCCGCATCGAGGAGTTGCTCGAGGGCGTCTCCACGCAGAGGATCTGACCCATGCCGACCGTACCCACCAGCTTCATCCCGCAGGTCGCCCCGCAGGGGGCCGGCGACATTGGCGACTTCGCCGCCCCCGGCATCGCTCCCGTTGAGAACTTGGCAGCGCCGCAGGCCGCACGGTTTGGTCAGCAGCTCACGCAGACGGGCATGGCGGCGTTCCGGCTCGGCTCGGCGATCCAAGACGGTATCGACGAGGCGAAGACCAAGGAAGCCGACGTAGCGGCTGGCAGGGGCATGCAGGCGGTGGCCGATAAGTATTCGTCCATGATCGGCAAGGATGCCGAGGTGAACTACGACACCATGCAGGCCGAACTCTCCCAGGCGGGGCAGTCGGCAATGGGCATGCTCGACAACGACGTGCAGCGTCGGATGCTCTCCCCGATCCTTGCGCGCAACATGGGCATCTTCCAGAGCCGCATGGGCCAGCACCGTGTGCAGCAGCTTCGCGTCTACCAGACGAACGAGGCCACGGCCCGCGCCGAATTGAGCGCCGACTACGCCATCCAGGCGTACTCGCAGCGCGGTCTGAAGGATGCAGAGGGTCGCCCAGTCGGTCTGATTCAGTACGCAGCCAACGCCGATACCGCCGTCGATGAGATCCGCAAGGCCGGCCAACTCATGGGCTACGCGCCGGACTCGGCGCAGATGAAGCAGCTCGAGCAGAAGGTATACGACCGGATGGCGGTCGGGATCGTAAATGGTCTGATGGCCGAGAAGAACTACGCGGGTGCCAGCGAGTTCCTGTCCGACTCCGCGACCGTGGATAGCCTCGACGGCAAGACTCGCCAGGCGCTCGCGGATTCCGTTGATGCAAACCGTCAGCGGTCGGTGGTTGGCGAACTGGCATCGAGCATCAAGGACACGGGGCTTCTGATGTCCAAGAGCGACCCGGACACCTACTGGCAGCAGAAAGACGGCCCGGTCGAACCGCCGACGACCTTGCGCGAAGCGTTGGTTCTGACCGATCAGATTGCGGATGATCAGACTCGCAAGTTTGTCCAGTCCGAATTGCGGACGCAGTTCGCGCAGGACGATGCCCTGATTGAGCAGGAATACCGCACGCTGATCGACAACACGGAGCAGTTCCTCGCCGTTCCTGGGAACAGCATCGCCGATATGCCGGCAGACCAGTTCGGCCGGCTCCGGCCCGTTGACCGAGCCAAGTACATGGCAGGCCAGCGGCAGCAGGACGAGATGACGGTGATGGAGCAGGTTGCACGCAACCCGGCGCTTGTCGCCGAGGGCGACTGGCTTGAGCGTAACCGCAACAAGATGACGCATTCGACTTTCGTCAAGCTGATGTCGGAGCGCACCAAGCCTGACCGCATCGTCGCCGCGACCATCGACGCAGATCAGCTCGAGTCCACGCTGCTTCGGAACGGATTCAACAAGATTGCCAATCCGCCGCGTGGTGATGAAGCAGCAGCAGCACAGTCGCTTTACATGCGCGACAACGTGAAGACGCTCATCAACGCCGAGCAGGAGCGCATCGGCCGCCAGCTCTCACGCGACGAGAAGCAGCGCATCATTGACCGCACCGTTCTCGACAAGGTGTTCGTCAGCCGATGGGGTCGTGATCCCGAAGTTCCGTTTGCGTCGATGGCACCTGGTGAACTCGCACAGGCATATGTGACCGTGGACAAGCAGGACATCATGCTCCGCGATATCCCGCCGGCACGCATGACGCAGATCCGCACCGCACTCGAGCGTTCTGGACTCCCGACTGACATCCGCAACATTGCGGAGGCTTGGCTCCGCGCAGGCAAGCCTCAATGATCGAACCCGATATCAACCAGCAGATGGCGCGTTTCGCGCCCTCCCAGAATCCCACGGACCCCGGTTTCGACGCCATTGAGAAGGCGGTGGCCGGCATGTCTGGCGTTCCGATGCCAGCGCCGGAACCTGTGGACATGGACATTGATCGCGCCGTGCAGGACATTGCGGCGCAGCGGAACCAGGACATGGCGTCCTCGCTCATGGCTGCATCCGAGGTGAACCCCGACGAGGCGGCGCAGGCTGACGTTCTCGGCAAGCGGTTCGGCGTGGGGCAGGACATCGCGCTGCGGAACATGGCGGAAATGCGCCGGCAAGCGATGGTCCAGGACACGGAGCGAATGGATCTCCTGCGGAAAGACCCAGTCCTTGCTAGATACATCGCCGACCGTGAGTTTGCCGCGCAGGCGAGCGACGATGTCGGCGTCCTGTCCATGCTTCGACCGCTGGTGCTCGAGGCCGCGATGCTTCAGACCCAGGGCGGATTGTTCCGTGTGGTTGGCGCGGGTTACGAGCGCGGGGCAATTGTGTCCGAGCGCGGCGATATCGGTGCGAAGGCGATGGCTGGGTTTGCTGAACCTGGCGATTTCGACCGTGCCAAAGAACTTACGCAGCGCATGCAGGCGCTCGGCCAGCAGGGATTGGTTGGTTCAGCGGCAGAGATGATCGCGCAGAACGTCAGCCAACTCCGCACTATCGGCACGGCGACCGTTGGCGGCGCTGCTCTCGGCAGCTTGGCAGGTCCGGCGGGCACCGTGGCTGGTGGCGCACTTGGCGCGTCGGCAGGTGTTATGGCTGGTACGGGGACGATGGAGGCCGGAAACCTGTACCTCGACATGCGCGAGGAAGGGGTGTCCGATGACGCGGCTATCCCGGCTGCTGTCGCCGGCGGTTTCCTGAACGGCCTGATCGAAGTGGTCGGCATGAAGATCGCGTCCGCTCCGTTCAAGGCGCTCGCGTCCAAGGTGATCCGCGAGGAGGTTTCCAAGGCCATCGCGCAGCCGACCATGCGTTCGGCGCTCATCGCTGCCGGCAAGGCATATGGCCTACAGGTCGGCGGCGAAGCGGCTGAAGAAGGATTGCAGGAAATCGTTGGCATCGCGTCCGAGGAGATCGCCAAGGCGGCTGATGGGATCGACAGCGAGACGAGCCTGCGCGATGCCACGGGCCGCGTCATTGAGGCGTTCGCCTACGGCGGCATGGCGTCTGCCCTGCTCGGCGGTATCGGCCCAGGCGCGAATCTCGTAGTGAACCTGCGCCGCGCCAGCGCCACGCAGCGGCAGCAGGACTTCTTCAACGGCCTTGCCGAGAATCGCAAGGAAAGCAAACTTGCCCAGCGCAACCCGCAGGGATACGAGCGTTTCCTCGCCGCACAGGCCCAGGACACGCCTGCAGAGACGATCTACATAGACGCAGCCACCGCCCGTGACGTGCTCGCGCAGAGCGGCACCACGACGGCGCAGCTCGAGGAACTCCTCCCTGGCATCCGCGAACGTCTGGAACAGGCTGTGGAGACAGGCGGCGACGTGACCATCCCGACCTCGCAGTTTGGCGCTCGGCTCGCCAACACGGAACTCGGGAACGCGCTGCTGCCGCACATGCGCTTGTCGCCGGACGCCATGAGCGCGACCGAGGCGCAGGCGTTTGCGGCTGAGCGGCAGGCAGTTGTGGAGGAGGCGCGCACGATCCTTGCAGCGAAGCAGGAAGCCGACGCGGCGTTCGTCGCCGAGGCGCAGCAGGTCGAGGACGAGGCGTTTGAGCAGGTCCGTGCGGTCGGCCAGTTCACCGACATCGAGGCGCGGACGATTGCCAAACTGCGCCAGGCGATGGTGGTCGTGGACGCGGCCGAGGCCGGGATGACGCCGGCGCAGTACCAGCGCGAGCGCGGCGTGCCATTGCAGGTGCGCGGCGAAGGTATGGCTGTACCAGTTGCTCCATCACAGGCCGTTGCTCCGCTTACTGACACCGAAACCAATCCACTCCAAACCGCTCTTGGCGAACTATCCGCACGCGCTAAGGAACACAACGCAAGGGTGGCAAGCGACAAGCTTGAAAAGTCCAATCCCATTGCTAAGGCAGGGGCTGCAATCAAGGATTCCGTGCGCCGCATAAACGACGCAATCAACGCCAACGACGAAGTGGAAATTGCTCATCAGGCGTGGCGGCTACGTAATCGTCTTGACAATCATCGCCAAGATATGGATGCCAATACGCTTGGTGCAGTTGAAGGAATGCTTGCCAAGCTTGATGCGTTCATGCAACAGCGCGGCATCGAAATCCACAACCCCATTGGTGAAAAGTACGTAGACGGATGGGTTGAAGTTGAGGTGGTTTCTTGGGAGGAAGTTGACAAGCGAAACCCAGAACCGGACACGATCAAACAGACCATCCGTCCGATTATTCGTCGTAATGGGCAGGTCGCGTCAAGGGGACAGGTCATTGCTACCTATGCAACCGAAGCCGATCTGAAGCGGCACGAAGAAAAAGAAGCCCAGCGTAAAGCAGAAATGCGTGCGAAGCTGGAGGCAAAGGTTGTGCCATGGGAAACGTCAGCAGCACAAGAGGCGGGGGGGACGCTTGAGCAGGCGGCAACGGTTGACGCTAGCGGTGTCGCAACTCCTCAATATCGTCGTGCGTGGCACAAGGCAACGACCGGACAACCAATTACCGTGACTACTTGGCGTTCACCAGGTGGAACCACGGCGGCACAACTGACTGATTTTGCACGCGAACGAATGGCCCGCGACACAACGCTTGGAAACGGTTGGTACGGCGCTCGAGATCGTGACATTGCAGAGATTTATGGAACTCCAAAACAGTTTGAGGTAACGCTCCAAAACCCGTTCGTCTTTAGTGAGGCTGACAAAAACTTTGTTCTGAAGTTGACGAACGATGAACTACAGCGGATTCGCAATGCTGGATACGACGGCATCATCGTGAAGGGCGTGAACGCGACACTGCAAGGCCAAGATCGGTCGCATCTGCAAGTGGTCGCGTTCAACCCGGAAACCGCAGTTCGAGAAGTTAGCGCACCACTCAACCAGGCCGCCAAGCTTGACGCTGACTACCTCGCGGCGGTCGAGCGCGGCGACATGGAAGCGGCGCAGCGCATGGTGGACGAGGCGTCTGGTCAACCCGGACAAGACGCCGTAACCCGCGACGAGCAAGGCAACATCGTCCCGCTGTCGCGCCGCTTCGACATCACCAGCCCGAAGCTGCTTGACCAGGCCGCCACGCTTGACGCCGACTACCTCGCGGCGGTCGAGCGCGGCGACATGGAAGCGGCGCAGCGCATGGTGGACGAAGCGGCAAGTGCGCAGGGATACACGGTTGAGGCTTTCCACGGAACGCCAGAGGGCGGATTCACGGAATTCAACGAGTCGCCGAGTGGCTTGTTCTTCACTAATAAGCCATCCGTTGCACAGGGTTACACGTACTTCCGAAACCCGTGGTTGAGTCCAAGCAATAACGCTGCCGTGTATCGCACGCGGCTGCGAATGCAGAACCCGCTCGTCATTGATGCCAGCGGTGCGAGAAACAACAACATCCCATTTCCTGGGCGCGAGTACCAGCGTACGGTGTTTGGCCAGCTGCCTGATGGCGCGGTATCGGTTGAAGAAGCCGCACGACTTGCGTTTGAGTCTGGCTACGACGGCATCATCATCAACAACGTGATGGACAGCGTTTCAGTTGATGACAAGACTCGCAGCACGGTCTATGTTGTCCCAGCAAAGGAGCAGGCAAAACTCGCCGACCCAGTCACCTACGACGAGCAGGGCAACATCGTCCCGCTGTCGCGCCGCTTTGACATTACTAGCCCGAAGCTGTTTGAGCAGGCGGCTGCTGCCCCGCGTTTGATGGCGGTCCACAATCTGTCCGCCGACAATCTCGCGTTTGCAGAACGCATGGGTGGCCTTGCGGTGCCGTCTATTGGCGTTGTTACTGAACAGGCCGGTGGTGTTGAAGGGTTCGGCGAGATCACGCTAATTGGATCGCGTGAAATGGCTGACCCTTCTACTTCCAGGGTATTTGAAGCTGACGCTTATTCGGCTCGTTTCCCGCAGCCAGAATGGCCCAAAGTTCCGGTCGCAAAGGCCGACAAGTTTGTGCAGCGATTGCGAGAAGTATCCAAGAAATACGACGATAGTTCCATTGTTGATGTCACGTTCGATGGAATGGTCAACAATCCAGATGCCAGCAAGATTTCAAACTATTGGATGAGCTCGTCGGCAGCGATGGCTTTGTTCTTGCGCGACAAGGGCATTGAAATTGAACCAAGGATGCGCGTGCCAAGCACGCTGTCCGGTTTGGATTGGAATGAAATTGATGCGTTGCGTCCGGTTTACAACGCGGTAAATCAAAATCAGTCTTACGACGATATGGAAGCTTCGCCGGAGTACGCGGCTCTTCAAGAAGCTTATGCCAACGCGATTCGCGCAAAGTATGCGCCGATTGCAGACGAGATGCCTGCTGGTCGGGTGGAAAAGTACGCTACCGAATTCGGGCCGGGAACCATGTCGCGGTTGCAACGTGACATGCAGCAGACTGACAGAAACAAGGTGTCTTATTCGAAAACCAGGGACGCGCTAGAAACCGCAATTCAGCCGTACCAGGCAGAATTCAAGACATGGGTTGATAGCACGATCAGAGAACAGTTCGGCGCCCCTTTCATTCGTGATGGCAAACTGAAGAAGCCGTATACGCTTGGAAACATCGTTGATGCGATGACATCGGCCAAGGTCAAGGGTGAAGAAAAGGGAATGACTTTTGGAGCAGGTGCGGCACGAGCAGCGGCGTCAGAAGAATTTGTTGACCTTGAGCAGATGAGAGAAGCCGCTAGCACGGCAATTGTTGACCCGGAAAAATACGCTGAAGAAAGCAAGAAGTCTGCCGTTTTGCTTGAGGCGTATCGGAATGCGATGGCCGATTACAGCACCTTGTTTAATTGGCGCGGCCAAATCGACACTTGGGCTGCGCTTGATGGCTCTATGCGAGCAATTGCCAGGTACGGAAATCGAAAGCGCAAGAGCGAAAAGGCCATGCGCGATGCGCTTCGCCGTGAGGGATTTGATGTTTCCAAGATGCCGCCGGAATTGATTGATCAGGCAATTGAAGCTGCCAGTGCGCTTTACACCGCTCCAGTTCCGTATTTTGAAGCCAAGCCGCAGCGTGCTGTCGGACTTGGCGAGTTCAAGGGTGCCGTCATTCCGAGCAACGCAAGCGCGGAAACCCGAAGCATTCTTGAGCGCAACAACATTCCGTTTGTGGAATACGGCAGCGAGCAAACTAGGACTGCTGACGTTCGCAAGTTTGTTGACTTGCTTGAACGCGGTGGCAAGGGTGTGTTCTTTCAGGCGGCCGCCGGCCCAGCCCGCGGCGGATTCGACCCGCGAACTCTGAACGTCCTCGTCGGCAAGGGCGGCGACGTATCGACGCTCGCGCACGAGCTAATCCACCTCCGCGTCGCCGAGTACCTACGCATGGCGCGTGGCACCACCCCGCCGGCGCGTGTGATGGATGACCTCGATACGTTGTTCGTGTTCATGGGCGTGAAAGGGGCCACTCCCCAGGAGCGCCTGGACAACTACGAGACGATGACCATCGACCAGCGCAGGCCGCTCGAGGAGAAGGTCACCTACAACTTCGAGATCTACCTGTACGAAGGCAAGGCTCCGAGCGTGGAGCTGCGCGGCGTGTTCGACCGTCTCGCCGCGTGGATGCGTCGCGTGTACAAGTCAATTCGTGACGATCTGAACGCGATCTACCGCCGCGAGTTCGGCACCGATCTCCCGATCCTGACGCCCGAAGTCCGCTCTGTGTTCGACCGCATGCTCGCGTCCGAGGAGCAAATCAAGCGGCAGGAAGCCATCAGTGGCATGAAGGGTTTGTTCCAGACGCAGGCCGAGAGCGGCATGGGAGACGCTGAATGGGCCGCGTACCAGGCTATGCAGCAGGAGGCTACGGATGCTGCCGTCACCGACCTGAACACCGCCAGCATGCGGCAGCTTCAGTGGCTCGGGAACGCACGCGCACGCATCCTGCGCGACCTTCAGAAGAAGCACGAAGCCAAGCGCAAGGAAGTCACCGCCGAGGTGGCCGCTACCGTCAAGGTGGAACCTGTGTACCGGGCCATGACCTACCTGCGCTACGGTCGGTTCGTGGACACGGACGGGGCCGAGGTGGAGGTTGAAGGCACGCACCGCCTGGACATCGAGAAGGTTCGCGCCATGTACGCCGGCATGCCGTCGGCCGAAAGCGTCGAGCCGATCCGCGCCACGGGGATGGCCGTGCCAGCGAACGTGCGCCCGGACATCACCCCGCTCGGAACTGGCAAGTATGGGATGCTTGGGAAGGATGGGCTGGACCCGGACGTGGTGGCCGAGACGTTTGGCTACGGCAGCGGCGACGAGATGGTCCGCGCCCTGCTCGCCGCCAAGCCCATGAAGGAAGCAGTTGCTGAGCGCACGGATGCCGAGATGCTGCGGCGGTTCGGTGAAATGAACACTCCCGCTGCGCTCGAGGCCGAAGTGCAGAAGGCGCTTCACAACGAGGCCCGCGCTCGGTTCGTGGCCGTGGAGCTGCGGCACATTGCCAAGGCGACGCAACCAGTGCGCGTCATGCTCGAGGCAGCCAAGCAAATTGCCGCCGACATGATCTCGGACATGACCGTCCGCGAAGTGCGCCCGGGTGAATTTGTTGCTGCCGAGTCCAGGGCTGCACGCGACGCAGATCGCATCCAGCGCACCTACGGAATCACTGAGCCAGTGGAAGAACTGGTGCAGCGATACGGTGCTGACCGCCAGCAGGCGCTGATCCGCGCCAAGCGTGCACAGCTCTACCAGAATCAGCTCGCCGCCGAGGCGCTGCGGGTCAAGGAATACGTGGACAAGCAGGTCAAGTACCTGCGCGGCGTGCTGCGCGACAGCAACGTCAAGCGCATGGGCGCTGCCGCTGCTGACCAGATTGCCGGCCTGCTTGAGCGGTTCGAGGTGGCTCAGGTCAGCCTGAAGCGTCTCGACGAGCGCCGCACGATGGCGAAGTACCTCGCCGACCTCGAGGCTGCCGGCGTTGTGCCGGACATCGCCGAGGAGATCACCGACGAGGCACGCCGCGTCAACTACAAGGAACTGAAGGTCAGCGAGTTCCGCGACCTGGTGGACGCCGTCCGTCAGATCGAGCACATCGGCAAGAACGAGCAGAAGATGCGTTTGGCCGAGGAGCGTGCTGCGTTTGAGGAAGTGCGCGACGAGATCGTTACCCGCATTCGTGCGGTCGGCAAGGTGCGCGAACTCCAGATCGACCCTCGCACGCCCCTGACCGGGATCGGCCGCACGGCGGCGTTCCTGCGCGGGTTCGCTGCTCAGCACCTGAAGGCAGCGTCCATCGCCCGCATCCTTGACGGCGGCAAGGAGGACGGACCGCTCTGGAACACCATCATCCGCACGGCGAACGACGCCTCCGACATGGAGACCCGCATGCGGGCCGAGGCGTCCCTGAAGCTCGCAGAGATCCTGAAGCCCGTGTTCGCGCTCGGCAACATGGGTGGTAAGGGGATGTTCTTCCCGTCCATCGGTCGCAGCCTGAACCGCGAGGCGCGGATTTCCATTGCCTTGAATCTCGGCAACGACGGCAACCGCCAGCGTCTCCTCGACGGCGAAGGTTGGACGATGGAGAAGCTGCAGCCCGTCCTCGAGAGTCTGACCGAGGCCGAATGGATGGCCGTGCAGCAGGTGTGGGACTTCATTGACGGATACCGCCCGGAGATCGCCGCCAAGGAGCGCCGGCTGTATGGCAAGGAGCCGACCTGGGTGACGCCCGTGCCGTTCACCGTCCGCACGTCGGACGGCAAGGAGGTCGTTCTCCAGGGCGGCTACTACCCGGTCAAGTACGACCCGGTGGCATCCGACCGGGTGGCGACCGTGGACGCGGCCGAGGACGCCAAGCGCGAACTACAGGGCGCTTATACGGCAGCCACTACTCGGCGGTCGTTCGTCAAGGCACGTGCCAAGGAAGTCCGTGACAGGCCGATCCTGTACACGCTCGACGCCGCGTTCAGCGGGGTGAACGACGTGATCCACGATCTGTCGTGGCACGAGTGGCTTATCTCCACGAACCGTCTGCTGCGGGACACGCAGTTTGCCAACGCCGTCCGCGAGACGCGTGGGCCGGAGTTCCTGAAGCAACTGCGCGACTGGTCGAAGGACAACGCGACCGGGGCGCGTGGCCAGCAGGTTGCCGGCGAGTCGGTCCTGTCCTGGCTCCGGCAGGGCATCAGCGCGTCGGGCCTCGGGTTCAACGTGGTGAGTGCTGCCATGCAGGTCACTGGCTTCAACCAAAGCATCGTCCGAATCGGTGCCAAGTACGTTGGGCAGGGCATCGTGCAGTTCTCGACGAGTCCGTTTGAGTCGTCCAAGATGGTCGCCGAGAAGAGTTCGTTCATGGCTGAGCGCGGCCGCACGCAGTTCCGCGAGATCAACGAGATCAAGAACCGTGTACGCGGGCAGACAGAGGTGGCCCGTCGGGTGACGGCCGGCACCTACTTCTTGATGATGAACATGCAGCGGTCGGTGGATATCCCGACCTGGCTCGGCGCGTACCAGAAGGCGCTCGACGCCGGGAAGGACGATGCCAGGGCTGTGGCGCTCGCCGACCAGGCGGTGCGCGACTCGCAGGGTAGCGGCCTTGTCTCGGACCTGGCGGCCGTGGAGCGCGGCGGGCCAGCCATGAAGCTGTTCACGGTGTTCTATTCGTACATGAATAC